CGCTCAGGCAAGAAAGCTCAGGGAATCTATGTGCCAATGGCAGCCTTGGAGACTCGAGCCAACACAACCACATCAGCAGCTGAACTGGTAGGCACTGACCACCGAGCAGATCAGTACATTGGTGCGCTGCGCAACCGCCTACTGGCTCGCCAGCTAGGCGTGAGAGTGCTCAGCGGTTTGCAGGGTGATGTGTCAATTCCGAAGTACGGCACTGGCATGAGCTCTGGCTGGGTGACTGAGGGCTCTGCCGTTGGCGAATCTGACATGACCTTTGACGCAGTGACGATGACACCCAAACACGTTGGTGGCCGAACAGAAATGTCTCGCCAGCTGATCATGCAGGGCTCACCCGATATCGAGCAGCTTATACGTGATGACCTCGGGTTCCTAATCGCTCAGGCAATTGATTCAGCAATTCTGCTGGGTGATGGTACTGGCGGTTCTCCTACCGGCATCCTGAACACAGTTGGCATCCAGACTCACTCTGCAGCGGCACCTACAATCACTGACCTGCACACGATGATTGAGCTGGCTGAGCTGGCTAATGTCTCGCCAAACTATTTCTTGGGTGGCACTTCAGTGAAGCGTGTGCTTGCAACCACAGTGAAAGAGACTGGCGTTGATTCATACCTATTGGAAAACAATATGCTGGGTGGCCTTCCGTTCCGCAGCTCTAATCAGGTAGTCGACAAAACAGGCTCTCCTGATACGGGTCGCTTGATCTTGGGTGACTTCTCACAAGCCATGCTGGGCATTTGGTCAGAGATTGACCTGCTAGTAAACCCGTACAGTGAAACAGCTTACAACCGTGGCGGTGTCGTTGTTCGAGCCATGGCGACTTGTGACGTAGCTGTTCGCCATCCTGAGGCATTTGTTGTCGCTGATGACATTACGCTTTAAGGGGTGATGCATGGAGCAGCGAGTATCTAAATTTGAGCAACGTGGGCGCAAGCTGATTGGCTATGCAGCCCGTTTCAATGAGCCAACTGATCTGGGTGAGTTCACTGAGGTGATTCGCCCGGGAGCTTTTCAACGCTCACTCGCTGCTGATGCTGCCAAGGGTATACGGGCGATCTATGAGCACGATTCTAAAGCGCTACTTGGGCGTGTAGGGGCAAACACCCTGCGGCTTTCAGAGGATGCTGAGGGATTACGCTTTGAGATTGATCTGCCCAATACCCAGCTTGGCAGAGACCTTGAGGAGCTGGTCAGCCGTGGCGACATTGCTGGCTGCTCATTTGGGTTCATATCGAATTCAGAAGATTGGTCAGAGCAGGATGGTAAGCCACTGCGCTCACTGACTGACCTCGATCTATACGAGATCACCATTACTGCAACACCAGCCTATAACACCACTCAGGTAGCTGTGCGCAGTAAAACGAAACACTCAGTCAAATTGAAGCTGAAACGGATGTATCTGGAGGCTATTGATGCTTAAAAACCTATTCAAGAAAAAGGTTGAGGAGCGTTCTGAGCCTTATGATAAGTACTTCAATCAATTTGCACTCGGAGCCACTGTTGCGGGTGTGGATGTGAACGCCAAAACAGCGGAAGGCATAAGCGCCGTATACGCCTGTGTGAGCGCTATTTCAGAGACTGTTGCATCGTTGCCCTTGGACGTTTACAAACGCTCTGAGAGTGGCAGAGAGAAAGCCTCAGCCCACCCACTAGCACACCTCCTCAGCTTCGCACCTAATGACCACCAAACAGCTCTCGAATTCAGGGAAATGATGCAGCGACATGTTCTCCTGCGAGGGAATGCCTACGCTCAGATTGTGTGGAACACCCTTGGCCAAGCAGTTGCCCTGAAACCCCTACACCCTGATTCCGTTTCAGTGATGAAAGCTGGTGACGGCTCACTGGTTTATGAGGTGACAGGCGACAAAGGCAAGACTCAGCGACTCGTTGCAGAGGAAGTGCTGCACTTACGTTATCACAGTGATGACGGTGTGCTTGGACGCTCTCCAATAGCTATCGCACGTGACACCATTGGATTGGCAATGGCGGAAGCCAAGCATGGCTCAGCAACATTCCAGAACGGAACAAAGTTAAGCGGCATTCTGCAGACTGAGAACAATCTTAACGCAGGCCAAATCTCGCAGCTCTCGGAGCAGTGGAGCGACAAATACGCTGGCGCTGCCAGAGCAGGCAAGACTGCGATACTCCCGGCGGGTGTTGAGTTCAAACCAGTTTCAATGACATTGGAGGACGCAGAGTGGATCGAGGCGAGGCGCTTCAGTGTTGAGGAAGTTGCCCGACTGTTTCGAGTGCCGCCTGTGCTGATTGGTGATCTCCGTGAGGCGAATTACTCCAATGCTGTTGAGCTTGGACGCTATTTCGTGACGCACACTCTACGCAGGCACTTGGTTATGTGGGAACAGGCTCTTAATCGTTCAATCATCTCGGACTCAAACGCTTTCTATGCTGAGCACAATGTTGAGGGCTTGCTCCGTGGCGACTCGCTAAACAGAGCACAGTTTTATCAGTTAGCACTCTCCAATGGTTGGATGAGCATTGATGAAGTCAGAGCAAAAGAGAACCTGCCTAGAATGAAGGTGAACAATGAAAACGCACAAGCCCCAACAAGCGTTTAAGAAGCACTCAAACTACGTAGCAAAGCAGCGCACTATGCCGCTTGGAAGTAGCCGCTGGAAGGCGCTTAGGGAGCGTGTGCTAAGCACTAACCCTCTCTGTGAGTACTGCCTCAAAGAGGGGCGTATTACCCCAGCCACAGTGGTTGATCACTTCGATAACAACGGCAACAACAATGACCTATCCAACCTGTTTGCTTGTTGTGCTACTTGCCACAGCAAGAAAACTGCTGGCTTGGATATGGGGCATGGTTATAAGTACGGGTGTGATGCATATGGGATGCCGCTAGACCCAGAGCACGAATGGTTCAAGCGCCCAGAATCACCAGTAACTGAGGCAGGTACACCGACCCCTAGGCTCAACACACATTTTGGGGATATTTAAGATGCCCGGAGTTAAAGGAAGATCAGGCCGTAAAAGAAAGCCCAACGCCATGCACATTCTCAATGGCAATCCTTCAATGCTCACAGAGCTGCCGCCAGAGATAAAACTGCCACAAGCTCAATCGGAGTGGGATGCCCCTGAGTGGCTTGGCGAACATGGCAGGGATGAATGGGAGCGCATTTGTCCAATGCTCAGAGCCTGCAAAGTTTTGTCTGAGGGTGATATGCACACATTGGCAATGTACTGCGCTGTGGTGGATGAGCTCATTCAGTCTCAATACGACAAACAACCACTCAAGGGCACTCTGCTGGCTCAGTTCCGCAGTTTTGCTGCTGAGCTGGGGCTCACGCCTGCATCACGCTCAAAGATCGCACCAATCAAAGCAGAGGCTGGCTCAGATGATGCCTTCTTCGCAATTGGCTGATGGTTATTACTTTGATGATGCCAAAGCAGATCGAGCCTGTGAATTTTTCAGCCGCTTTCTGAAACACACCAAGGGTGAGTGGGCTGGTGAATCTTTCGAGCTTGAGCAGTGGCAAAAAGATCAGATTATCCGCCCGCTGTTCGGCAATCACAGACCTGATGGCACTCGCCAATACAGAACAGCTTTTGTTGCTATCCCCCGCAAGGCTGGCAAATCTACCCTAGCAGCAGGCTTGGCCTTATACCTCCTGCTTGCGGATGGGGAAATGGGTGCTGAAATCTACTCTGCAGCGGCAGACAAAGAGCAGGCCAGAATTGTGTTTGAGCAAGCCCGACAAATGGTAGAGGCTCACCCTGCACTGAGGCAGAGAATCAGCATATACAAGAATACGCTGGTGGTTGAGGCTACAGGCTCAAGCTACAAAGCCCTATCTGCGGATGCCTTCACAAAACACGGCCTCAATGCCCACGCAATCATATTTGATGAGCTGCATGCTCAGCCGAACAGAGAATTGTGGGATGTGCTTACAACCTCCACAGGAGCCCGCAAACAGCCAATCACTTTTGCGATCACAACAGCTGGTCATGACAAGCACTCTATCTGCTACGAGCAGTGGGCATACGCTGAAGGCGTTAGAGACGGGCTCATTGATGATCGTAGCTTCTTACCCTGCATCTATGCTGCTGATCAGGATGATGACTGGACGTTACCAGAGACATGGAAAAAAGCTCACCCCGGTTTAGGTGTCTCGGTTCGCCAGGATTACTTTGAAACCGAGTGCAACAAAGCGAAGGCAGTGCCTAGCTATGAGAACACATTTCGCCAACTTCTGCTCAATCAATGGACAGAATCGAGTGCTAGGTGGCTTTCTAGTGAAAGCTGGCAGGCCTGTGGCAAAGAGCTACCTGATCTCAAAGGGCAGTTCTGCTTTGCTGGGCTTGATCTAGCAACCACAACCGACATAGCAGCTCTTGTGCTTGCGTTTCCGACTGATGACTCTGTTGTGCTACTGCCTTCCTTTTTCGTTCCGCAGGAAGCGCTCAGGAAGCGCTCACAGCGAGATCGGGTGCCCTATGACCTCTGGGCAGAGCAAGGCCATTTGATCGCCACACCGGGCAAGGTGATTGACTACGAAATCATCCGACAAACAATCAACGAACTCTCGGAGATTTATCAGATAAAAGAGATTGGCTTAGACCGCTGGAACAGCTCACAGCTGGCAGCTCAACTTGAGGGTGATGGGTTTGAGCTTATT